GTAAATCGCCCGAATCAGCTTTATGGCATAGGTGTAGGTTGGATGGTAGAACACCTGCAAGACGAAATTGATGCTCTGCACAACATGCGCGTCGATGGCTCCATGCTGTCCATGCTACAGATGTACATCACGCGGCGAGGGAGCATGGTGGCACCGGAAGAGGAATTCCGACCTCTCAAGAACATCCAAGTCGACAACCCGCAGACAGACTTCATACCTATCAAGTTCCCGGACATCGGCTATACCACCATACAGGCTGAAATGATGGCAAAAGAATACGCCGACAGGGTCACAGGGGCTGCTGATGCCATGATGGGCTATGAAAGCCGCAGCACTTCTGCTCGCACGACGGCGGCAGGTACTATGTTCCTTGCACAGCAGGGAAGCAAAATGTTTGGCGCCATCAAGGAAACGACCGAGGAAGCCTATGCCGAAATGGGCCAGATCGTCATGTACCAGCTCGTGGCCAACAAGGACCGCGCAAAGGAACTCATCGCGCTGCTGCCTGCACAGTTCCAAGAGACCGCGTGGCAGGCGATTTCAACCATGAACGTTGAAGACATCCCGAACAGATTCAAGTTCCGTGTGCAGACCGCAGATGTCGAGCAAAGCAAGGAAGCACAGAGACAGAGCAAGTTGACACTTACTCAGCTTTACACCATGTACGGGCAGCAGGTGTTCCAGATTCTGCCCATGGTGTACAGTCCGCAAGTGCCGCCTCAGATCAAAGAGGTCGCCAACAAGTTCTTCATCGGCGCGACGAAGCTCATGGAGGACATCTTTGAGTCGTTTGGTGTGAAAGAGGGCGACGACTACCTCCCCTACATCCGCGATATCGAGATGATGACAGATGCTATCGAGGCCATGAAAGATCAAAAACTACAAGCACAAGGAGGTTTCGGTGGAAGACGAGCCGGGATTCAAGCCCAAAACGTGCCGACTGTGGCAGGTGGAACCGTGGCAACTCAAGGCCCTGAAGGACCTTATGGAGGGACCACAGGTGAGCCTGCTGGAGGCGCTCCTCAAGGAAGCAGCGCAGTCGGCCCAGAGCAAGGTGGAACAATCGGTTGATTTGCACGAGATCCTGAGGGCGCAGGGGGAACTCCGCGCCCTCAAGGGCTTTCGCGGCAAACTGGACAAGATGTACAAGGACATGCAAAAGGAGGCATGACGTGGACGACAAACAACCCTACCTGTGCGACAGATGCAGGGAGGAGAGAGAGAAGCAGTACTTTGCTGCTCCAACGCGATGGTTTCTCATGGACGACGCCAACACGACGTACGTCTGGAGACCGTCAGAGTTATTCGTGGAGGTAATCTATGTCTGACGAAATGAACCCCGAGATCAAGTTTGAAACCATAGACCCCTCGGGTGATCTTGAGGTGCTCATGGAGGGCATCGACGAAATCCCGGCTGCGGCTGATTCTCCTTCTGCTGACCCCGAATTCCAGCAGCTCACCCGAGATCAGATCATCGAGAAGGTCAAGCAAGAACGCGATGCTCTGGCAAAGACCAAGGCCGAGGCCACAAACAACGCCGCGCTCAATCAGGTCTTGAAGGAGCTTAAAGACCGCCCACAGGTTGTCCAGCAAACCCCTCAGGTGCCTCGCGAGACCGAGGAAGAGTTCAAGAAGAAATTCAACGAGAAGTTCTACGACTCCCCTTATGACACCATGATGGAGTTCCAGCAGAAAAAGCTCGGCCCCGAGGTGCAGCGTATGATGTTCAACAACATGCAGCTTGCCAGAAAACTCACCGCTCTCGACCCTGACAAGAGGGACACGTTTGCAATGTACTCAGCCGAAATCGACGACTTCGTGGCAAGGCTACCAGTGGAGCAGAAGCTCTACGATGCCGATGTGTTCAGCAAAGCACATGACGCCATCATCTCGCGCCATGTCAACGAAATCGTAGAACGCAAAGTCCGCGAGGCTGTGACCAAGCAGACTGGTGGACAGACTGGCACCCGACCTGCGCCCTTTACCGAGGCTGGTTCAGCCCCGAGGCCCGCAGGAGGCTCCCGGCAGACCGTTGTGCTGTCGAGGTCCGAGCAGCAGTGGGCTGCCGACCACGGCATGACGAAGGAATCCATGGGGGCATATCTGCTGAGACATCCTGAAAGGAGGATGAAGTAATGGCCGACGAAAAAGCCGAACTTGGCATGCTGATGGCTGAGGAGAATCCCACTCCCAAACCTGAGCCTCGAAACATTATCATCACAGTTGACAACTCTATCGAAGATGTTGTACGCTTTGACTCAGAAGGGCACAACGTCGCCTTCGACGATAGTCTTGGGAAGTTCCTTGACATCCCGGACGAAGTGCTCAAAGGCTTGTCTGCCATGACGCAGACTCGCTACTTGGTTTCGTACCGGTCCTATACGAAACTCAAGGAGCGTGAAGCCCACCCGGAAAGGTTCGCAACCCCGGGCATCGAGGTGTCACCTCGGCTGGCTTCCGCGACATCAAGGCTTGAGGTCCACGGGAAGGACCCCAATAAGGACTACGTCTGGAAGAGAACCGACGAACTCCAGACGTCAGCTTATGAGGGCTGGAAGGTTTCCTCAGATCCCAACCTGCAAACCTTCGGGGGCGAGGTTGGAAGCAGCAGACAAATAGCTGCGGCGGGGAAAACCGAAATGGTCCTCATGGAAGCACCCAAAGGAACTTCATTAGCCCTGCAACGGGCAGCGGCCGAGAAGTCACGAAAAAGATCCGATGGAGTCGAGAGGTCCACAGCAGACGACATGAAGCGCTCCGGCGGGATGCCCTTCAAGCCGCAGGCAGTGGACAAGAACTTCTCCTGAGGTCTTTGAGGAGACTTTATGGCCAATATCGACAACCCCAACGGCTTTAAGTTCATCTACTCCATGCTGGGGCATGGTGAACTGGTCGAGGGGGACAGAGTGGCGAGCGGTGGCGCCATCGCAAAGGGCGATGCACTGATTATCAGTGCGACCGTCCCTGATGTGCAGATCGCCGTTGCCACTTCAGGACTTCTGCATGGTGTCGCGGCACAGGACGTTGCCACGGGCACCACGCAGGTTCCGATCTGGTATTACCCCGCGCTTCCTTGGAACGTTTTCGAGGGACAGTGCTCGGGTACTTTCGCAACGACCATCATAACGACCGACGTGGACATCGAGGGGACCACGGGGATCATGGAGGTGAACGAAAACGCCACCACTGAGGGCGTCATTCAGATCATCGGCTACGATCCCAACAGCGCAGTGGGTGCGAATACCCGGGTGTATTTCTTCATCCTGCGTTCGTCTTGGATGCCCTTCGCGGCGGCACTGTAAGGAGCACGAGCAATGGCTATCACCAATACCAAGATTTTTGGCAAGCATCTTGATGGGGACATCTCCAGCATCTTCTTCGATGACTATGCTGCGTCCCCGAGCGAGTTCGACAAGATTGCCAAGGTTTCGAATGCTCCCGCAGGCAACCACCTCACCGAAGCTGAGCTGAGCCCTCTTGGGGCTCTGAAGGAAATCCCTGAAGGCACCGGAGTCACTTTCGATCTGCCTGAGGAAGGCCACGAGAAGACCGTTTACTACACCAAGTTCGGTCTCGGCTTCCAGATCACAGAGGAAATGATGAAGGACGACCTCACGGGGAACTTCAAGAAGATGCCGTCCAAGCTGGCGAAAAGCGCTGCTTACAAGCGCGAGACTGTCTTCTGGGATCTGTTCAACTCGGGCTTCACGACCCACAAGGCATGGGACGGTGAGTACGTGTTCGACACCGATCACTCGACCATGAAGGGTGGGAACACCATCGCGAACGAGCCTGCCACGGCAGGAAGCCTGTCTGAGACCACTCTACAGGCCGCGTTCGAGTACTTCGACACGCTGGTTGACGAAGCTGGCATGCCGCTGGACTTCGATGGTCCCAAGATCCTCGTCGTTCCCACGCAGCTCCGCTACACCGCTTTCAAGCTCATGGACACCTTGCAGAAGGTTGGCAGCGCCAACAACGACCTCAACGTCATGGCCCCGGGGAATAACTACGTAGCTTACTCGCTGCATGTTAGCCGGTATCTGACGTCGAGCACCGCGTGGTTCCTGCTCAGCCCCATGCACGACTTCCGCTTCATCTGGAAGGATCAGGCAAACCTTGAGTCGAGTGACGACTTCTACACCGGCAACGCGCTGTTCAAGGTCACGATGCGCTTTGCTTGTTCAGTCTTCGACTATAAGGGCGCGTACGGAAACCCGGGCGCGTAAGGAGGCGCAAAGTGGCTTTTACCAGATACGGTGATCTGTCGGGCGATATCTTCACCAAGAAGACTACCGTCACGACGGACTCCACAGCCGGAGCCCTCACCTACACCGCCGCTCAGTTGCTGGGGGGTCTTATCCTCCGCGACCCCAACGGTGGTGCAAGGTCTGATGTGACTCCGACCGCTGCGCTTATCGTGGCGGCCATTGACAACTGCGCCATTGGGGACAGCTTCGAATTCACGATCCGCAACACGGCTGATGCTGGTGAAACCATCACCGTGACTGCGGGGGCGGATGTCACGCTGTCGGGAACCATGACGATTGCTCAGAGCAACTCGAAGCGTTTCTTGGCTGTGGTGACGGCAGTGGGTACGCCCGCTGTGAGCGTCTACAGCCTCGGGACCATCGTGACATAAGGTGGACGAAGGGGAGAGGGTAAAACCTCTCCCCTTTCCACACAAAAGGACGAAAACATGGCAGTCACACGGAGACCCAACGTCATCAATCACACCGCAGCAGGAGATGCCTCTACGGGGTCGTATCGAATCTACGCCCTCGTGTGGACAGGGGCGACAGCCGCTGGCGACGACATCGCCTGCAAGAACGGTGCGGGAACGGTTCTCTTTGAAGCCAAGGCGGGGGTGCCGCTCAGGCTTGTCATCTATTGGCCCTTCGGCAGGGATGTTACCGTCAACGGACTCGAAACAGACGTTCTGGACGCGGGGTCTGTTGAGTACATTCTGGCGTAGGAACGTCTCATGCCTGTACACAAGGTCAAAGGGGGTTGGAAATGGGGCTCCAAAGGCAAGGTGTACAAGTCCAAGGCGAAGGCCGTTCGGCAGGGTCGAGCGGCTTATGCCAACGGCTACAAGGGGCGTAAGCACTAATGGCGACACAGTACGTTACGACTACAGTCACCTCGGTGCCTCATGGACGTGCAGTACCTGAGCCTGCCGCTAATTTCGAAATGATCGAAGTGCAATTCACACCTCGCATGAGGCAGACTTGGGAAAAACACCATGTCTGCCCGATATGTAATTTCACTTTCCCTGAGAGTGAAATGTCTCGGGTAAACGGTGGATGGTTCTGCAACAGGTACAAACACGCGCAAGAGGAAGCTCTGCGGTGAGTTGGTTGTTTGTTGCAGCCTTAATCGGCGTGATAGGAGGGATACTATGGGCGACAATTTGCTCCTCGCGGAAGACAAAGCTCCGCAGGAGACGGGAACGTTACCAGCAGCGACTCCGCAGGGCAATCCGGGGGGAACCCCGCGGAAGGATGTCGTTGTAATGGTGCCGGTTTTAGGTGGGGGATCCAGAATGATCCCTCTCGGAGGAAGGAGCTAGAGCATGGCGTCAGTTGTTTACAGCAGGTTTTTTCTTCAGCTTGCCCTTGGCAACATCGATTGGGATACGGATGACATCAGAGTTGCACTCGTAGATGCGACGTACACCCCGAACAAGGACAACACGTACTGGACGACTGGGACTGATCCCGGAGCCAGCGAAGTCACGGGTGATGCGTATACTGCTGGGGGCGCAGCGCTCTCCGGCGGCACCGCCACTCAGGACGACACCAACGACCTCGTGAAGCTGGATGGAGCGGATGTCGCATGGCAGACGAGCACCATTTCGGCCAAGGCCGCAGTGGTTTACGACAGCACTCTGGGTGGCAAGGATCTTATCGCTTGCTACGAATTCACCGAGACCAAGTCATCTGCGAACGGGACGTTTACGATTCAGTTCTCGTCGAGCGGAATGATGGAGCTGAAGCAGGGGGCATGATGAGAGTAGTTTTTTGCCTGCCCGGGCATCACTACTCCGGGAGGTTCCTTGAGTGTTGGAGCGATTTGCTGGCTTCGTGTCTCATGAAGGGTGTTACGCCAATCATGAGGCGCGAGTATTGCAGCAACGTTTACCTTGTAAGGAACCTCCTTCTTCAGCCGCACCTGCTGGAGAGAGGGATACCCGTAGGGGATGTGAAAGTCCTCGAAGGAGCGCCGTACGATTATTTGATGTGGATTGATTCGGATGCTGTCTTTGACCCGGATAAGTTCTGGATGCTGCTCAAGCACGATGTTGATATCGTGGCGGGGAGTGCAATCACCAACGCCACTGAGCATCGTGTGTCTTGGGGGATGCTGAACGAAGTCGGTGCGTGCGATTTTGCGGTCAAGGAAAAGATCCCCGACTACCCCAAGAACGAAAAGGGTCTGATCTCGGTGGATTTTACCGGCTTTCACTGGGTACTCATCAAAAAGGGCGTCTTCGAAAAGATGGCGTATCCTTGGTTCCAGCCTGTTGTGAAAAGGCGCGGAAAGAACATCGTCTTCCCGGGTGAGGACATTTCGTGGAGCGCGTTGGTGAAAGACGCTGGTTTTGAGATCTTCGTCGACCCTGAGTGCCGCATTGGACACGAGAAGTCTCTCGTGCTGGTGGCGTGATGGGAGCTTCCTGTGCTGAGGTTCGCGGCTACATGATGCAATCATTGCAGCATGTGAGGCCGAAGAGCATTTTGGATCTTGGCTGCGGAGTGGGACTCTACGGACAAGCCATACGCAGGGCACTAGGACCCACCGTCAGACTTTACGGTGTTGACGGGTTTCTGCCGTTTCTTGCGGGCAAGCTCGCAGGCGTCTATGATATCCTCGTCAAAGCACAGATAGGCGAGTTTGTTGCAGGGACTGTGAGCATAAAGGCCGACTGTGTGATGTGCATGGATGTGGTAGAGCACTTCGAGAAACCAGCAGCACTTGAGCTGCTGGGGTGGCTGTTGAAGCAGCCGCTTGCGTATATGTCTACTCCGATGTTCGAGTACGAACAAGGAGCCGTGGGTGGAAACGAACTCGAGCGGCACAGGTGCTGGTTTGAGTTTGACGAGCTGGTGAGCATGGGTTGGAAGCCTCTTGTGAAGGTCCAATGGGATGAGCGTGGATGGATAGGAGCGTTTAATAATGCTTGATAAGCTTTCAGATGCATCGAAAGATTCACTCAGTTTCCGCAAGGCGCTGGAAAAGCGCTATTCAGATCTGGGGAGCTTGGAGCAGATCCGAGGCTTGCTGATGGATGTGCTCAACATGCTGTACACGGAGTTCTATATCCGACCCCAATTCAAGGATGAAGAGCATCCTGACATAGAAGCTGCTGAAGACTAAGGGAGGTTGCCATGGCCGCTAATTGCAGTAGAACGTCTGGGGTAGCGCCTCTCAGCGTACACTTCGACGCTGACGTAGCGGCTAGCACTCCAACCGTAAGGCATTTCCACGACTACGAGTACAACTGGGACTTCGGTGATTCTGCTTCTGGGTCATGGGGAACTACCGGGAAATCTAAAAATTCCGCAAAGGGACCGGTCGCAACTCATATCTATGAAACCGCTGGAACATTTACTGCATCCTATACGGTGCATAACGTCGACGGCGATTTAATAACTTCTGGTTCATTTGAGATCATCGTCACTGATCCCGATACTGTATATGCAGGGACCCTTACGACCTGCGTGTCGGATGTTGCGCATGATGATTTCACTGGTGCGCCAGCCGGGTCGACTCACGTAACGACTGACACCCTGTCAACCATTGCTGGCTATGCCACCGCCGGTCATCGTATTCTATTCCACCGTGGATCGTCTTGGACTACATCGGCAGAAATAGCTTTCAACAAGAATGCTGGACCCGTAACCATCGGGGCTTATGGGGCGGGCACCGGTGCAGATGAACTTGGGATATATTCCAACAATCCACAGTTCACGATCACTGGAGCATCGTTATTTGATGTGAGCGATGAACAAGACTGGCGCATCATGGATTTGCATTTCGTTGATACGACCCGGTCGTATGGGGCACTTGGTGGACTCAGCAATATGAGCCGCATCACGTTCCTGCGATTGCGTCTTGAGGGTTTCAGTGTTGCACTGGGATGGGGGCATTGGAATACCTCTGCTATGATTGCCATAAACGAGATGGTCATTTCTTGTTGTAAGGCGAATGACAGCGATGTAAACGTCGTGTACTTCGGTGCAGAAAGACTTGCTCTCCTCGGAAGCGTCATATATGACGCAAGAACGTCCCACGTTGTGAGATGCTGGCAGTGTTATAAGGGAACAATACAACACAACATTATTTCGGGTTCGAGTCTGGACAATACGAATGGCAGGCACGCTCTCAAGTTTCATGGTCCCGGTGATGCTGAGTGGGGTGTTCCACCGACTGTCTACACCGGCGAACTCGAAATGCAGACTTCGTTTGCAGTTATTTCAGATAACGTGTTCGGATCGTCTGGAGTATGGCCGGTGGGTATCGGACCGCAGGATTCAGGGGCC